GACGATTAGCATCAGTAATACTCCTATCCACAGTGGCAGACCCTTGATTACATGGGCCATGATACAACCGAACGCCGCTAATAGAAGTAGAAGTGTAACTGTGATAATCATTGTCCTATCCTATGTCTGCTACCGAGTCAGGGTCATTGAATACTACAGCCTTGATTGCCCACATTGCCGTAGTCTCAAGGTTAGTGATAGCCACCGCCCTCTGTCTAGACTCAGGACAGACTTCTTGAATCAGTTTCTCCATCTCAGAGAACGCTTCTCTAAGCTGGTTTATCTGATACAGACCTTTCGCGCTCGGCTTGTGATAGGCGTATGGCTTGTCTATTGGCATTAGATTCTCCACCGGGTCTATGAGACTTCTCGTTTATATTGAAGTCCTTAATGATATCATTCACTGCGCTCATCAGCTTTACTTCTCTAGGCCACAGTGGTCTACCCTCAGTAGTCCATTTGAATTCCTCATACTCTAGAGTAGCAGTAGGATTCTTCAGGTCTTCACCATCAAGGATAATACTCAGTCTGATAATCATGGTTAGCTCATGAATGGAGAGGGTTCAGTCTCCACTACTTCAGGTGCCACAGCATTCTCTTTGAACATAGCCTTGTAGTCATTGATGTATGCCATCAACTGTGGATACAGGAACTTCTCAGGACTGATGTTATTCTTATCCTGAGTCAAGTCAAGTTCATCAGGCAGGGGCAGTGCAGTCTTAGCCCAATCATCAGCACTGTTGGTAGTGGATGCCATATACTCCATGCCACCTGAGATTCCGGGCCGGGCATACAGATGGTAGAACTCATCAAAGTAGACTGGAATCTTAGCGGCAGGTTTCTTACCACCAGTCAACAGACTACGCTTGACAGTTTCTTTCTTTGACTTCAGGTCTGAACTCTTAGTCTCTACTACGTGGGCAGTGAGGATTACATTACACTTCAGGCCACGCAATGCATCAAAGACTTGAGTCAGTGCTCCATCTTCCATAAGGAAGTCTTCGATACCTGCCAGCTTGACGCCGCCTATCATCTTACTCTTACGGTCTTTGTCTGCATCAGATAGTGTAGTCCCTGCCGTCATGATACTCTGAAGCATAATCATATCAGCCAGTGCAGTCAGGCTATCAATGATGATGGTATCATAGGGACAGGACTTATACATTTCCTCTAGCTTGGCAGCAAACCGAGGATAGTTACGATGATAAGTATCGAAGCTGATACGCTTTGCATATGGTTGCCGACTATGAAATAGAATGACAGGTGCCATCCGATTATCACAATCGAATACATATGTATCGCCACCCATAGCAAAGCTAGCAGCCTGTATGGTTTTACCGGCGCCGGGGTCAGACTTCAACCCCATGAAGATTCGCTTACCGATTACGACATCAGATAGTTTCACCAAGCACCTGCACTTTCAGAGTTACAATCTTAACTGTCAGGATTACTTCCTGTTTCTCAGTATCAATCTGAGATTCTACTATCCTCAATACATGAGGCTCGGCTCCATCAGGGAACCATTGGCTAGTATCACTTAGCACAAGTCTAACATTCATCGGTGTCCTCGCTTCCGCAGACTCTCCAGAGATACATACTGGTCATGCTTAGTCACTGGTCTAATCTCAAGAAAGTATCTGAGCAGATTAACTAACCACGTCAGCATCTGGTTTCTCCAAGTCTACGATACCATTGAGAACATCAAATGGATTAGCATCTTGGTCTACGCTTCTCTTAACTGGACTCCACTTCTCTCCCTTCACATACTTAGTATCCATCTTCCACTGTCTAGCATCAGGCGTGCAGTAACACAACTCTGTGAACTGACATCCACTCCACTTATCACATGAGGTGAAGTTCATAAGATACTGGTCCATGTGATAGGACAGGATGAATCTCTTAATCCATCCGATAGTATTCTGCTGCCACTCCTCTATGTTAGACAGGTTATATGAGATAACAAAGCGTTTGAATCTATCCTTCGGGCCGTAGCTAGTCTGGAATCCAATCTCATTCTTAACTACTGTCCTCTTATCCAATGCCCAACAGTATCCGATGAACTGATTATTCAGAGGATGTGGATTCTTACTACGAGATGTAAACTTGTGGTCTACGATAGCCTCTGGCACATTACCGCCAGCAACTTCAGTAACCAAATCAACCTTACCCTCATATACAAATACGAAATCCTCATCCTCATATATAATCTTGGAGAATCCCATCTCAACAAAGAGTGGTTCCCATCCATCAGAATTATAGTGAAGCATGTAGTCTCTGCAATTCGAGATGATATTCATGGATACGGACATATCCATTTGCAGAGTGGGAGCGACGACGGCCCCGACTTGGCAGGACTTATCTACTATCTCAGCCAGACTCAGGTCCAACTTACCCAAACGCTTGAGTCTCTTAGCTCTGTAGTATGCCTCGATAATCACATGGCCTAAGCTACCCTTCTCCAATGCCTCAGCTTTCTGGGCCGGGCGTAGATTCAGGAGATACTGATAGCGCATCATCATGTCACAACTCTGTAGAGTATTAAGCTGTGACGCATCAATGACTATGATTTGTTTCTTTTGTTCAGCTTGGTTTGGTTCAGTCTCGTTAGGTTCGTTCGACATTTGTTGTCCTGTTTGTTATGTTCTTAGTAGCCAAGGCTTTCTTTAGACCAACTAGTCTAGCCCGTGAGTAATCGTTATCATACTCAGCATGGCCTATCTCTATCAGGAGATTATCACGGTGTAATCCTACACCAATCTTCTCAAACATATCCTCTATAGTTCTGAGCCGGGCCATTAGTTAGAGTCCCTTCCCTGCCTCATAGAATAGTCTATCAGCTTAGGGTGTCCAGACTTTCCACAGCAGTTACAGAACACCACAGTTTCCTCTATGTGTAGGTAGCCAGTCCCGTTAGCAGGTTCTAGATTCTCATCACCACAGAACTGACAGATAAGATGATAGGCTGTAGCCTTCTGCTTACCGTCATTGTAGAGAACCATTACCATTATTCATTCTCTCTTATATACTTCCTAACCTCATCTGATATTAGCTCAGACATATGGACTATGTAGTTACCTAGATACTCCACTAGAAACTTATGTCCACATGCTATACAATGTTCTTGAATAGGAACATGCTTGCCACAATCTGGACACTTGATTGTGTCAGGCACATACAGTATAGTATCCTTTGGTAAATCCTTAGTCAGCTTTAATTTGAATGACATCGGATTCTGAGGCAAGGGCATCGTCATCCCTTATAGATATAGGCAGATGATGACCATTATGTAGACTAGAGTTATCATTAGCAACAGCTCTGTCCACAAAGGAATTGATTTTGTTGACCGCTTCATGTAGAATCGAATCATCATAGTGTATGTAGCTTTTGTCAAAGAATTTCTGGATAGCTTCAGCCTGTTCCTTACTGAGTATCAGATAATCTAAGGCTGTCTCCGGTATCTCAGTCATGTTATTACTCCGTAGCTTTTCTTTTCTTTAATCTAATCCTCAAGTAATTAGTTTGGGGTGGAGGTTTAGGTGCTGGTTCTATTGGTTTATTAGTTACCGGCGCCGTGCCTAGCATACATTCCTTACTACAGAAATGATATGTGATTAGCCTCTGTAGTTTCTTAACCTTAGTAACTGTGAACCACTCACTAGTAGTAGCTGTATCCATATGCTTATGACAGCCAGCACATACTAGAATCATTCCCCGATGCCCTACCTATAGTCTGGTAGGACACCCGCTCTGAGCCTAGAGGACTATTTATTCTCGCTCAGTCGAGTCTTTACAGCTTAAAGATTCTACGTCGGGCGGCACCGGCCATTCCTATTAGCCCAGAGCCTAGCATTACCAGACTCGTAGGCTCAGGCACAGCATTAAGTGTAGCATCAGCAGTGCCAGCATATGACGAAGTGAAACTAGCAGTCGTCGTATGTGAAACTCCACCAACTGTATAAGTATTCACCCCAAGCGGCGGAGAGATACTAGACAGGGCCAATGCGAAACTCTCAGGATTAAACAGTGCAGCGAAGTCACTAGAGAGTGAGAGAGGCGGAGTCTGAGGGAAACTATTAGCAGTCAAGACTGCACCTGTTGCCCCGGTTCCACCGAACTCTAGTGCTGCACCGAATGTTCCACTGAGATAGTCTACAGTTCCAGCCTGATTGGTGATTGAGAAATTACCAGCATATCGCTGTGAGATTACTGTCCCACCAAGCAAAAGCTGTGCATCCTCAGTAGATGTGGCTGTGAAAGTAAACAACGCATCACTATCCAATGGCCCAGAGAAAAACTGGGTAATGTTCACATCGGACGTAGTAGATAGAGTGGTTGTGCCGTTGCCATTATCAACAGCAGTAAACTGATTCGGCGTTATGTTGCCGAATGTTATAATGGTAGATGCCATTGCTGATGCACTGACAAGCAATGCACAAGCTAGCAGTCCTACTATTCTACGTGCTCGCATGGGGGAGACTCCTCTAATCTACAATGGGAAGATGCTACTTGATAGTGATACCCTTATTATTCATCTCCTCTCTAGCCCATTCCTTCAGGACTTCTACGTTCTTAGTGTTGTTAGCCTTATCCTCACGTGAAAGATTCATGAGTTCACTAGTAGTGGAGCAACCATAGACAGGGCTGGTAATGTATTGCAGCGTTGTCATTTCCATTGGTATCTCCTGAAATAGAAAACCCCGGATACTTAGATTAAGACTGTATGAAGTCTAAGTATCCGGGTTATAGACTGAAGTAGACTGTCCACTTTATAGGACACTGTCTACTTTTGGGGACATCCCCTCATTATATTACACTGTGCTACCGGCTGAGTCAAGACAATTAGTGTCCTATTTAGTGGACACTTTTATTCTTTACTCATAGACTTTGCGTCTGCCCGGCTTGCGTTTATGTATCACGATATTATCCTGCGCCGGGACTTGCACACATGATATCTGCACACGTTCCACACAACTGCACTGGACAGACTTGGGTGGTAGTATTCTACGGAGCCGGGCCTCAATCTTAAGAACCTGATTGGCTCTATGTGCAGCAACTAATGCACCCCACCATATATCAGATATAGAATCTCCATGCCTAATCATACGGACTACTTCACGTCCCTTAAGCATAGCCTGTAATGCCCACGTATCTTGCCCGGCCCGTAGAATCTTAGTCATTAGCTATTGTCTGGTCTGTATGAGTGTATCAGTTTAATCTCAGCTCGGACAGCAGGCCAGAACTTACTATTCTCTGCATCCTGAGCACACCAATACTGCATATTGAATGTGAAGTATATCGCATTGGCATAGCCTAGTCTAACATAGAAGTCTCTAGCTTGCCACATCACTGGATGATTAGATACTGATACCCTCTTGAGGTAATGAGTATCTAATGTATCTAGCACAGTTCTAGGTAGTCTCATCGCTTCTTCCCCATGATATCTAGCTTGAAGTAATCAGCTACAATCTCATGAATCACCCATGAGACTGACCGTCTTTCAGAACGGGCAATAGATTCCAGGCCGTGCTTTACAGCAGGATGCATACTTGCATACCGTGGAATCCTACGGCCAGAGTTTAATCTGGGTTGGCTCTTGAGCTTCATCTATTTTCCTCACATTAGAATCGTTACCTAATCCACAGCACATGCCGCAGACTCTCAAGTCTCTGCCATTTCTCCTGACTATCCATTCAGCCTTACATGGACATTCATTAGGCTGATGGTCTGCGCCGGGCCTATCACATTGGCATCTCATTTGTATCCTCTAAACTCTACTGGCAATGCTCTATCTATCTTATGAGCATTGTCATTGAGACTAAAGAACTCAACTGCATCCCAATTGTTAATGATAACCTCGAAGTATTTCTTAGCTGCATCTAGATACTTATCAGCCTCGACAGTATCTCCTTTCTCTTGACATAACACAGCCGAATCATGGCAGTCTCTAAACCATCCATGATAATATCTTGCTAGCGTTTTACTGAATTCCATTATTCTGATGTCCCCTTGGGCCGGAGATGATGATGCTGCTGTTTCTTAATAGTCACAGCCATCTCATCATACTGTTGAAAGTAATTCTGAAATGCTGCCTCAAGTTTAGCTTGGTTCTCATAATCAGCTAAGATAAATAACTTAACTAATTGTTTGACAAAGCTACCACCATATGTTTCCATTGCCGATAGAATCTCATGCTGCTCAGATTGGTATGCCATTATCTATCACTCCCAAAGTCTTCACGATAGCTGCCATCTCTGAACACTCTATAGCCAGAGACATACTGACCATCATCATCTGCTTCCTCAATAGGCTCATCTACATCGGCCTGAGTATAATACTCTAGAATCTCTGGCCTATATCCTGCCATCTTTTTATCGTGGCAGTCTTCACATGTATAGCACAATGGAATGCCACGTCCATCATACTGCAATTCTCTTTCTTTACCTGAGCCACATGAGCACAGCTTAGGCTCGGATTCTTTTCTAATCCACTCATCATTCCTGTCATTCTCTAGAGTCGCCATTGTTTCATCCCCTTAGTAGCCAACACTTCAAAGAGTTCCTGCATTAGACCAGTCTCATTCCAAGGCTGTGCCTCTTTATTCATACCCTTTCTAAATCTCTCACGCTTTACTTCTACTAGCTCAGTAAAGTAATCATCAATAGTTCCGGCGGCAATCTGGTATATGACATCCACATACTCAGCCGTGCTACCGAATCTAGTGAACCTAGACTCTGCCTGTTCCTCATTACCCGGATTCCATTGTCTCTCATGCATTACTGCACGATGGCAGAATTCTAAATCTATTCCCTCACCACCTGCTAGAGTAGAACACAATAGGACTCTTGACTTCTTATTACGGAAGTCTTGAACCACAATATCTCTCTGCTGGTCAGACAGGCTAGAGACATATCTGAGAGGCGGTATCATATCACCGTCTGTCATAAGCTCAGTGAGTTTTCTATTGATAGCCTCACCAGCATCATCGTGATGATAGAATACTACAATCTGTTCATCACTCGTAAGCAATGCTTCACTTACTGTATCTACAGTATTATCAATCTTAGACATGGTAGTTAGATACCGCATCTTATTGATATACTCTAGTATGTTATTGAACTTCTCCCCACGATAGTATGCATCGGAGAAGTCAATCATCAGTTTTCGATAGGCATTCTCTAGATTCTTATCCAAGTCACAGAATTGGAATTGCCTATTGACAGTGGGTATCTCCGGCGCCACTTCTTTTCTTTCACGCCGGATTACAATGTCCTCTGTGAGTCTGATGAATTCTTTCTCTGTGCCCTTTCTCAGACCACCATATTTTGTGGTGCCTTTCCTGTCTTTGTAGACATCCACAAATCTCCACAGAAAATTATTAAAGCCCGGAAACCTATCAGGCTTTAATGCATGGAGCACATTGTAATACTCAAACAAAGTATTCTTAAATGGCGTGCCGGATAATGCTATGACATGAGGAATCTTAGCAATAAGTTCCATCACAGCTGATGCACGCTTAGTATCTTTCGCTCCACTTCTTTTGATTTGCTGGACTTCATCTAGAATGACAGTCCTATATGCAGACCACCTTTCATCAGGCCAGTCTAGGCGACGTAGCAAATCATAGGAAATGATAGTAATTGGAAAGATATTTAGCATAGGGACTTCACCCTTGCTAGTGGATATGATTTGAGAAATGATAGGCACATCATTATTAGCTGCGCCGGACCATCTCACAATTTGTCTAACCCAATTAAGAGTAATCGCAGACTTGCAGATTACTAAGGCAGGGAGAAACTGCTTAGGATTAGACATTATCGTAGCAATTGCTTGGATAGTCTTTCCTAAGCCCATCTCATCGGCTATTAAACCCTTTCCATTCTTGAGTAGGAACTTGACACCCTCTCTCTGAAATGGAAATAGAGTCTTGCCATCGAGACTGATGAAAGAATCTAGATAGGCATCAACATCATCTATCCAGATAGGTGGGTCAATACATATATGATTGCACGATAGGCCAATCATATAGTATTCTTTCTTAATTACCCGTCCGCCGGTTTTTTCTATATCAGTCTGCTTAAGTCTAGATTTCTCTGTGACTTTGTGTTTGCAGACTGGACACTTATAAAAGACTTCGGACATACTAGATACCCAATACTTTCCGGGCTAGTGCTTCATCAGCGCCAGCCTCTACCAGTCTAGCGAGCGCACGTTCTAACTTAGTCTTAGTCTTTTTCTCAGTAGTCTGTGCAGCCTTATCTGCTTTGTCTTGCTCAGACTGTGTAGGGAATGCTTTGGTTCCATCAATTCCTGATGTAAGTTTATCTCTAGCTGCACCTTTCCTAGTCTTCAGCCTACGTTCTTTCTCCGAGAGCACAATACCCTCTAGAGTCTTATCAATTTCTTGTGCCCGACGATGGTAGATGATACGCTGTAGTAAAGCCTCATCAGATAATTCTGAGACTCTCGGAGCGTAGTCATTAAATATGCGTTTGAAGACTTCTTCAAATCCCATATTTGTATAGTTATCAGGGTCATATGTTGGCGTCGTGGTTTCCGGCGCCGGACTATTCGAGTCTGTATAATTTCCAGACTCAGCCTTAGCCTTGATACGGCAGGAATCACATAGCCACAGACTTCCATACTTTGTAGATGTCCCGTTAGGACAGGCTAGGCCATCTACTATTCCCTCACATTTATGGATGATGACAGACTCAGGCTGGATAATCTCAGCCTCTTTAGTCTTTGTAGCCTTTGGTATGGTAGGCTCACAATCATCACAAATATCTGCATCAGAAAATGTTTCGTTACCACATACTTGGCAGTTCATTTGGCTAACTCCATAGAGACTTTGGTAGATGGCGGATGTATTTCTATATCTGTATTGTCTAGAAACTTATAGTCTCTGAGACATACGATATACCCTAGAGATTTGGTCTTATATACACATCCCTTTCTATACTCGACAATCTTATAGACTTGCCGTAAGTTCCACTTAACTCTGTGACTGCTAGACTTTATCGCTTGCATTAGGCAGTCTCATAAATCGGCCATCCATCTGAGCCTGATTATCTACAGGGACAGGATTACCAGACATAGAATCTAGCACAGTGAATGTTGAGTAAAGACCGGCGTAGTCTCTAATCTGCTTGATAGCATCTTCAGGATTAGCAGCCGTCACATTAGCAGCATAGCCAGTAATCTTAACATCATATGTTGGCATTAGATTTTCCTTTTCGCTTCCATGCGCCAGTCTGTATTCGGATTTACTTGACGTTCATCCTGAGAGATGAATGTAGTATTTCCATTCTCTCTCATTTCAATTCTCCACTTGTAAATACTGGGCCAGTCTCTCAAGTATTTCTCTAGGCAAGACTTAGCCTCAGACTCAGACCAGAATACGCCAGCCTCAGACTCTGGCCCTAATTCTGATAACTGGTCTGCAATGTCACAGACTATAACTGTATAACTCTGATACGACAATCTAGTAGACTTCATTCTACACTCCATAGACTACAGGCTACAGACTTCCGGCATAGTGTCCTATTCTTAGGACAGGGACTATCCCCTGTCAGTATTGCAAACGTCGTGCCGTCTATATGTAGTATGTCAAAAAACCGACACACCATATATTGTGGTTTGGCTCCAATAATTTGGATTTATCCAATAAACCGAATCCAAGTTTTTGAATGTCCTATAAAGTGGACACTTTCTTCTAGTCTTTGTCTGTCTCTGTATTCTCTAGCATTAGAGCTAATGCTTTATCCTTGATATCTTCTACAGACATATCAGGTAACTCCATAGTATCAAGCAGAGAATCTACCCGGCTTGATATAGACTCAGGCTTGATAGGCTGTGCCGTGATATCGGCGCCGGACACTATACGTTTCAATAAACTTATATCTGCTTCCATCCTATCTAGTCTATGGGCTAGAGTAAATGAGTCTGTCTTACCTGCTTGCACTGCTAGTATCATAACTGTCCTGAAACACTTAGGACAGAATGGTTTACCAGTATCATCATACTGAGTATTAGATACTGATATCTTTCCACAGTTTGTGCATTTCTTAGATATACAGGTATTACATATACAGCTAGGATTACTAGTCTGTTCTACCTTACATGCCATACAGTATTTAACTCTCTTAGACATCATCATCTCCCTTAATACCTAATCGTTTATTATATAAATCTTCTCTTTCTTTCTTACATGAATCACATACTAGATTATCTTCATCAGTCTCATTCTTTCTGCATACCATACATAGTTTAGTATGCTCCATTAGTATACGTCTGTTAGACTTACGCTTCATAGTATAGTGTCCTCTAAAGTGGACAGTGGTCAGGGTCGGTCGGTCCCTCTCTATCTTACGCTTGCCTTGCGGCTAAGTCAAGCAGAATCAACAGGTTACAGCCGGTAGCAGGGAGAGAGACAGCCTATAGAGATAGTGTCTGTTTACAAGTCTCAGGCTATTAACATACTGGCCTGATTATGTGGTTAGTATTGGATATGATAGTCTATACAAAAAATATATATATAAAAGAATATGGATATCAAAGACTTACCAGACAGGCCAGCCTGCCAAAAGAGGGAGAGATGTAAACGCGCGCTATCTCTCTATACCCTCTCTCTATCAAAGTATATGAGGCTAGGCTAATGAGACTGATAGTATATGAGGCTATAGACTAGGATGGATAGACTAGGGACAGGCTAGCAGGATAGTCGGCAGGGTGAGAGGGTAGGACGGCACAGATTGTATATCATATATCATATATCATATATAATATACGATTTGTCCGGGCAAAAAAATAGCCCGATACTCTGATTAACAGAATACCGGGCTAGGTAAAGAGTCTGCTAGATTGTGTTACGCTGCCGATTCAGTCTCAGCAGACTTAGCAGCTTCAGCCTTTGCAGCTTCAGCCTTGACACCATCCAAGATAGCCTGAATCTGTGCCATCTTCTCTGCCGTCATACCGGGCAGATTAACCAAACCCTTAGTAGCAGTCTCAGCCTTTTCAATAGCCTTGCCGCTACCCTCAACAGCATTAACAATCTGTGTCCTGATAGCCAGTCTGTCGCTAGAATCTTTACCGGCAAGCATATACTTAACCTGCTCGGCAACATCCGTCACGATAAACTTTTGAGTGATAGCAAGCTGGTCTTCCGCTGAGACTTTAACAGCCTTATCACCCTCTCCGATAGTCTCAGCAGGGAGCACACGCAAAAAGAATTGCTTGTGCTGTGCTTTAGTAGCCTTGACAGTGTAAACAACATCAGTCTTTTCGGCTACAAGTCTACCGGCTGCAATTTCTGCCCGGATGTCTTCAGACAGGCTGTTAATCTCAGCCTGCTTATCAAACTTCGGGTTAAGAATGTTGACAACAGGAGTCTTTTCGTTTTCAGTCTTTGCCACGATGTCACCAAAATAGGACAGTTAGATAGGACGGCAGAAATGCCGGGTAGCCTGTCCAAGTCACTACCCAAATCCGACAATCACAGTCTAACCGAAAACCGGCTAGAAAAACGGAAAATCTGTGACTCGGACTGTCCTATCTAGAGGACAATTATAGTCTAGGATTCTGCAAAGACTACCGACAAATAGTCTAGCGTTTGCAGTTACAGGGGAGAGGGAAAGACTTATCTAGTGGTTTGTCACAGACACTACAAATCCATGCCATAAGCAGTATGTTAAACCACATATGGTTAACGGATTGTGTAGCGTTTGCCGTCGATTATGATGCTATCCATTACCATTTCCTTTCTGATTCTTGTCTCAGAATGGCAGCAAGTCTAGCAGCATGTCTAGCGTCATAACGTGCAATTGTCTTAGTAGTTACAGTGAAAGACTCTACCGTAACTGAATCATTCAGCCGGGTAAAATCTGTCAACATATCTAGCACGGCAGACTCAGACTCAAGTGTAGAAAACTTGAGAGAGACTGACGTATTAGGACAATCATGCGTTACATCTTTTCTGTTAATCATTGGCGTATCCTTAGAGATAGGGGAATAGCCGGTAGCCTTAACAGAATCCTAGAATATATGATTGTGGTCTTTATAAAGACTACCGACAAAAGGGTAAAGGGGAGAGACTAACTAGAGGGAGAAAGTAGAGACAGACTCAACAGCCGGAAAGATATATCGGTAATCGCCATCCAATAAATCTCCCTTGACTTTCTCAGCCTGACAGATAGCGTCAAAAGTAGAATCAGACTCTACAATAAACGTCATTTCCTTGACAGGGGAATTCTTAGAGAATCGGAACGTAACATGGTGCTTAGTCATAGCTGGATACCTCAGAGATAGAGAGATAGCCGGTAGCCTTGACAAAGACCACAATCTAGCAGTATTCAGTTTTCAAAGACCAGCCTAGAAAAATTCCCGGTAGCCTTGCGGCCTTTCGCGTTAACCGTTTATCTACGCTAGCCAGTCTGCAATAGACTGACTTTACATATACTACTCGAAGCATTATAGGCTGTCAAGTCTGCCAAAATCCTTAGGAAATACTCAAATGCTAGAACCTTAGCATATGGCTGTTTTGCTTGTGTAGACTGTCTACAATAGCCCACTTTTCCTAGCAATTTTAGACTATGCTAAAAATACTGCATAGGGCTGAGACTGTCTAGGATGGCGCTAGCGGGTAGCGTTTCGGTTTCGGCCACCTAGGGCCAGACTAGGGCACGTTCGTTGAACCTAGGGGAAATTACTATTTTCGTAAGTCTCAGACTTTCGCCTATACTTTCGCCTGCCATTAGGTCACATACCCTAACCATAGCCCGGCATCGGCAGACTAGCCCGGCTGAGACTGCATCCTGTCAGACTGCCGACACCCTGAGACTAGCCAGTGTAGTATTGACGCTCTAGTATTATGTGAGTATTATAGACTCATATTTTTTTGGACTTTGATTTTGGCGCCGGGCATATCTATTCTGTGGGGCCGGGGATACTACGCCACCCGGTATACCCCGCGGCGGGTCCCATGCGCGCGGGATTTTGGGGAGGCATGAAAGAATGTCTGAAGACAGAATAAGAAAGTAGGGTCCCATATTTCATAGTCTATACCCAAATACTACAAAATTATAAAAACACCATAAATGCACCAAATCAGGGCACCTCAGCCGTAAGTCCTTAAAGCACAAGCACTTGTGCCCCTATTGACAAAGGCCACCACATATGGTATGCTTCCTTACCCTTTATAAATTTTCAAGACTTACATACGGTATACTACAATGTTTATAGATGAAGATGAACTTACCGCGAGATTGGTTACTGACCAGAATCTAGTCAATCAGATTCAGCGTCGGTCTGGTAAGTCTGTTCAGACTCCCATATCTCAGGATGAGCCAATTGAGCCTCGTCCACTCTATGAGATAGATAGGTGTGGTTCTGGTAGGACTCCTGGCTCATTTAATAGGAATCCTCTGGAACGTGAGGCTATCGGGACTCTCGGCCATATGCATGGGATTACTCAGGCTGCGAAAGAGACTGGTGCTAGCCCAAGCCAAGTCCATTCATATATGGGTGGATATAATACTACGGGCCGGAGAGCACATGATGCTTCTCTAGAGAATGCTGTCAAGAAGAATGTAGGGAAGATTCGTGATGCAGCTATAGAACGTATGCTCTCATCTATGAACATGATTACTGATGAGAAGCTCGGCCAGATTAAGAAGGCTGAGACTCTGGCTAATATAGCTGCAACTCTTGGCAAGGTAGCACAGATTGGTCTGCCTAAGGATTCTGGGCCGGGACATAATACCAATCAAGTCCAGATTGTAGTCTACGCTCCTGCTATCAAGGGTGAGGAAAGATACGAAACTGTGGATGTAAATCTGGCCTGATATGTTCTGTGCTGTGGAATACTATTAAGCTCTAAGACACAAGGACTAACTACTATGCTAGGCAAGGTATCTCGGATACTGGAAGAAAAGAGATTTGGATTCATCAAAGATGTGGAAGGAAATTACTTTTTCTTTCATCAGCAGACAGTCTCACCTGAGTCTCCACTGAAGTTTGATGAATTAAAAGTGGGGCAGGAAGTTAGCTTTGAGCCTTCTTCTAGAGTGATAGATGGAGTAGAGAAGACTAGAGCGGAGAATGTCTGTTTCATTTGCTAGTCTGCAAAGGAGATTGAAAATGACAGCAGTAGCAACGCCCGGAGCCGGAGCTATAGGTAATCCCAAGTCTGAGGAACCTCCGAAGGTTACTAAGTTCCATGCTCAGGGTGAGGAAGTAACTCTGAAAGGAACTATAGTCGGAGCTACTGAGGATGAGAAGCGATGCAAAGTCTCATTCCATGTTCGAGATACTGGCATTCCCACGGTTGATGCTGTGATTGTGGAAGTAGATTCAGTCTATCTCGACGATGTAGTGACTCAACCAGCGGCACGTAAGGCAGAAGAAAAGAAGTAAGTCTAACCCAAGCAGGAGAGTGATATGCAGTCTAGAGTTGCGTTGATTACATTCTTGGATGGTGGAGCAGGAAACTATCCTGACAATTCTCTGCCAACTCCTCCGGTCTATCCTAGTGGTGGTCCAGTATTTCCCGGTGGTCCTGTAGACCCAGGATATGGACAGGGCCATCCTCGTCCGCCGCATATTGGTGGTGGTCCAGTCTATCCGCCAGTCTATCCGGGTGGCGGTCCAGTATTTCCTCCTGTCGGGCCGGATAATACTCTGCCGGATAATGGGACTACGCCTCCGCCGCAGATTAGTCTGCCGATAGTTCTGCCTCCCACGATTAACCCTGCACCTCCCGGACATACTCAGAAGTTTGAATTGAAGTATTCCGTGCGGTTCGGTTGGGTTATAGTTCCTGTTAGTGAAGGGGAGATTGACAATACCCTTCCCCAGACTCCGGAACCGAAGTAATGGCATATCTTGAGGAAGTCCGACTGGATGATGGTCAGCTAATAAAATATTGGCGTCCATTCAAAACCCAGGAAGACTTCCTCAAGATTCCTGATTCTGTTCGTGAAGCATTCTTTGGTGGTCAGTTAGGTGGTGGTAAGTCTGACATCTTGATGATGCTTCCAGTTGTGAGGGGATGGATTCATAATCCTAGATTCCATGCAATCATCTTTCGTAAGACATTCCCACAACTTGAAGAATCTCTTATCCCTAGGGGCAAGGATTATTATATACCGCTTGGCGCTAGGTATAATGCGACTAATCATGTCTTTACCTTTCCACATCCTGAGAATCCTAAGCTGGACGGAGCAACTATACGTCTATCATATCTAGCGAATGAAGACGATGCAAGAGAACATGATACAGCAGAATTCAATTATATAGCGTTTGATGAGCTGACACACTTCAGTGAGTGGGTATACACTTACATGAAGTCGAGACTGCGAACATCAGCGCCGGACCTTCCAACAATAATGAGGTCTGCTAGCAATCCTGGCAATATTGGACACTCATGGGTCAAGCGTAGATTCATAGACCCGGCGCGGTTCGGATATAAACTGATTCTAGACCATAAGACAAATGAGCGACGAATATTCATTCCATCATCGCTCATTGACAATATCCACATCCAGAATAAGGAAGATTACGCTAACAGTCTTAAAGACCTCCCCGAAGCGGAATATAAAGCTAAGGTTCTTGGAGACTGGGACGCATTCAAGGGTCAGGTATTTGAGGAGTTTCTTCGAGCACCTCTACCTAATGACACTCTACAAAGAAGCCATGTCTGTGAACCGTTCGAGATTCCTAAGTGGTGGCCTAGATTTGCTGCGATTGATTGGGGCTATAACCATCCTACGGCTATTCTATGGGGTGCGTTATCTCCAGATGGTCGAGTTTATATATACAGAGAATACATGTCTCGACAAGAGACCACATCACTCTGGGCCAAGAATTTCGCAATTCTCACAGGAAGCGAGCAATTAGCTATTGGTCCTAAACTAGACGGCAGTGCATGGCAGAACCGTGGAACCAATACAGTTGCTCAAGAGTTCATGGAATATGCTAAGACTGAGACTCTTGAAGGTCATGTAGAGTTTGTTCCAACGGCTGCTGATAATGAGAGACTCTCAGGTAAGTTGCTGATTCACGAATATCTTAGACTTGAGCCATTGCCTGAGCCTCCGGCGAAGGAAGAATATGATTCTGAACTCGCCGCTAGGATTCTTAGGACTGGCAATATTAAGTTGTATGATGATTATCTGTCTAGGTTTGTTCCTAAGAAACCAGAGGTTCTGCCTAAGCTACAGATATTCAGCACCTGTCAATATCTAATCAATACAATCCCGATGTGTGTATATGTCGAGGATAAAATCGGAAAGTCCGCTGAAGATGTAAAGAAGTGGGACGCTACAGATACTGAGCTTGGCGATGACTTCTATGATGACCTGCGCTATTTACTAAAGGGAATAGATAAGTGGCGTGAATCTACTGAGGCTATGGATATCGCTCTGAAGAAAGAGTCCCAAATCTATGACGAACTACAACAGACAGGGAATCAGACAGCGTTTCATAGACGCTTGGAATATCTTGACAAACAGAAGAATACTCGCGTCGGACGATTATTCAAGCAATTCAGACCAAGGCTCCGTCATCAATAACTGTCCTACGTGTGCAGTTCATGAGGAATACGAGACTTATCTTAAGACCCACATCAAGACTCTGGATGAAGTTAACAGGAGTCTTGTGGCTAAGCTCACTGATAATCCTGTGGAATCTGGACAGACTACAGAAGTTATGCAGCCAATTGCTCCGCGCCGTAACTTCAAAGACATCCGGCGTGAGTTAGAACTAAAGCATAAAGTTCAGGTGAAAGAACAAGCTCCGGTTCAATAATGAGGAAGGCAAGTCTAATCTATCTATTTGTGATAGGTTGGGCTTTGTTGATTCTCTGGACTATCTATAGGAAATAGTAAATGGCTGATGTGATTCCCGGACTTGACTCTCCTGACCCATCTACCATAGACCCATCTATGATGGACCCGTCAGCTATGTCTGACCCATCTGGGATGGATTCTGCCGAGACTCCAGTAGATGAACAGCCATTAGAGCCTGTGCCGGAGACTAACAGTGAAGATATTGAAGAAGCTCTGAATGCTCTCGTAGAGAATTATGATGGCCGTGAGGAATCTGTCCGAATCACTAGGGCAAGAACTCTCAAGCTATTGGATTACTACTGGCAGGGCATACAGAATGTGTTCTGGAATGAAGCTGGGACTGACTATACTCCTATCACTGAGTCAGACCTGAATGATAATGAAGAACTGCCGAAGATAATAAATATATACAAAGCGTATGGTGAGTCAATCATAGCAGCTTTGTCAAACGCAACTCCCAAGATTAGATACTTTCCTCAGGATGCAGATAAGCACGATGATATCCTGACGGCCAAGACATTCTCATCTCTGTCCAAGATGATAGAGAAAGAGAATGGCTCAGAGATGATGTTGATGAAGGCTCTATTCAACATATTCAATGGTGGAATAGTAGCAGCCAACATCACTACTGAGGATGATTACACTAAGCCAAAGATTCAACGTCCTAAGATGGGGACTCAGACAGATATAAGTCTTGAGCCTATCTGTCCAGAGTGTGGCTCTCCTATGCCACCGGCAGACCCAAACCAACCTGATATGCCCAGTTCATGTCAGACGTGTGGGTATAATGGTCAGCCGATAATGGATGAGAAGGAAACTGTCTCTGAGAAGATTGAAAGTATTGAGGAGATAGTTCGTAAGAAGGTCACTATAAATCTGTGGGGGCCACTTCATTTCTTTGTTCCCTCGTATGTTCGTAGACAGTGTGATACTCCATACATAGGCTTGGATTATGAAGAAGATGAATCCAAAGCTAAGATGGAGCACGACCACATTGCTGACCAGATATCGGGAACCAATGCATCCAATTCATATCTGCGCTGGACTCGTCTAACCTCGCTTCATATCGACCAATCTAATTCTGCGCTGTGCACCATTCGTAAGCGATGGTATCGTCCCTGTGCATTCCATTCTTTGAATGAGACTCAGAGAGATTTACTTCTTTCTACTTATCCAAAGGGAGTCTACCTCTGTAAAGTAGATGAGGTATTAGCAGAATACAATGAAGCTGATGTAGATGATGAATGGGTTCTCTCAGAGAATCCTCTCTATAATGATATCTATGGACAGCCTCAAGGTAGGGGACTGCTTGATATACAAGACATGGTGACGATGGTTGTCAATCTCACCAAGGATACTATCGAGCAGGGAATAGGGATAACCTTCGCCAGTCCTACTGTCCTAGACTTTGATAAGTTTTCAAAATCTAGGGCTAGGCCCGGCGACGTATTCCCAACGAAGCCTAATCTTGGTGAAGATATAGGTAAGGGATTCTATCAGACCAAGACTGCTACACTATCAGACGAAGTGAATATGTTTGATAGGCGTCTTGAGAATTATGGACAGTTCGCGTCTGGTGCATATCCGTCCATATATGGTGGAGTAATACAGGGCGGCGGTGGCACGGCGTCGGAATACGAATCATCTAAGAATGCCTCACTCCAGAGACTTCAGATAACTTGGAGAATCATTGGTAACTGGTGGGCACGGATGATGCAGAAGTCTGTATATCGCTACATCAAAGAGATGGAAGATGATGTGGCGTTTGTCCAGAAGTCAGGGAATACATTCCTGAATGTCTGGATAAAGATGGCCGATACTCAGGGAAGTATAGGTAGAGTCGAGCCGGAATATAACGAACAGTTCCCAATGTCATGGGCACAGAAGAAAGATATTATCCAGAATCTCTTGACACTTAGTAATGATGCAATCAATGAGATTCTGAATCGTCCTGAGAACTCAGGTCTGATAGCTGATGTTCTGGGCCTTACTGAGATGTTCATTCCTGGACAGGAAGATAGAAATAAACAGCTATGGGAGATATCACAATTCATCAAAGGTATTCCAATTGAGCCTGAGATGTTGGTGGATGCACATGATGTCCACATTCTCATACTCTTGGAATACATGAATGGTGAATATGGTATAGCTCTTAAGAGCACTGCACCACAGATTTATGATATCATGACTCAGCATTTGCAAGCTCATATGCAAATGGGTCCACAAGCTGAAATGATTAAACAGCAAATGCAGGCTGCTGCTATGCCTCCCGCACCTCCTAATGGTCAGCCTCCTAACGGACAGCCACCGGGACAACCACAGAATGGGCCGCCTCCAATGGAAGGTCCGCCACCACAGGGAGCATAAAATGCCGACAGAACTTCTGCAAAAAGGAATGTCAGTTCTAATAGCTGATAACGTCCCTAGAGCATTGCCTACTGGAGTAGTAAGAATATTTGTTCAGAATATCTCAGGCACCTCTATAGACCTTAGCAATAGCTCTGATATGAGTAATCCAGTAAACATTACTCCTACTGGACAGGCGTTTAAGGAAGGTGGCACTGATAACGCCGCCGGATTTCTTAGAGTAAACGGTGGCTCAGCAGTATTGAATATCGAAAGATACTAACTAAGGGAGAATGACTGTGACACTATCTAACCGCTTTGTAACACTGGCGCCGGAGAATGACAACTCTGGAGCCGGAACTCCGCCCGAATCTTCTAAGTCAGACATGGATATCCTAGATGATATTGACACAGAGTCAGAAGAAGGAGATAAAGGAGACGAAGAAACTGAACCTAGAGATGACGCAAGTGATGAGGATTCTGAAACTGACGAGACTGATGAAGACTCTGAAGAAGATGGGAAAGACGAGAAATCAACTGAGGAGTTGGAAGAAGGTCTAGAAGAAGCAGATAGAACAACTGTAAAGGCTGTAACTAAGAAGTATCCAAATGTCTTCAAAGAGTTTCCTGAACTCCGACAGGGATTATTTCTTAGCCGTCAGTATCAAGAAGTCTTTGCAACTCCAGATGAAGCAATCCAATCTAAGGAGACTGCGGAGACATATAATTACTTTCAGGATAAACTTCTGCAAGGCAGTTCTAAGGAATTGCTCCAGAGCCTGAAAGAGAGTGGTGATATCAAATCATATCAGAGTTTCGTAGACCAGTTCCTACCAACTCTGTTTAGTGCTGACCAGAACTTATACTATCAGGCAGTTCAGCCTGTATTGCAGACTGCTCTATATAGTGCATTCAAAGAGGGAATGGATTCTGATAATAAGAATCTGGCCCTAGCTGCACGTTGGATAAGTAAGTGGCTATTCAATAACGATGAGATGAAGCCACCTACTACTAGAACGGAAAACAAGATAGACCCAGACCGTCAGAAGTTCCTTGAAGAAAAGGCGCGATGGGAGACTGAGAGATTCGGTAGTGAATACTCCGGCGTGGCTGGAGAAATCTATACCGAACTCAAGAAGAATATAATGAAGGACTTGGACCCAGATAATCGGCTGGGCGAGTATACTAAGAAGAAGCTAATGGATGATGTCGTAGCTGAAGTGGGTAAACTACTCGAATCCGACAAAGCTCACATTCGGACTATGGATTCTCTCTGGGATAACTTCCGTAAATCCGGTATGCCTCGTAGCGGAAAGACCAGGATTAAGGACACGTATCTGGCGCGTGCGCTTAGACTGTTACCGGGTGTAAAGTCTCGACTCAGAGCAGAGGCGCTCGGTCGTAAGACGAAGTCAAGTCTTCCAAATAAAGCTAATGGAACGGGTAATCGTCCTGCCCAAAAGACTGGCTCTAAAGGGACTAAAGGAAAGTTGGACATGAAAGATACTAAAGGCATGTCCGACATGGATATCCTTAATAGGATAATGAAATAAAATGGCACTTGTAGAAGCTCAGGTAGTCGCAAACGAGCTTGAGCGAGTCGAGCCAACTATCCCGACTCTCTTTGATAGGGACGATGTATTTTACTCGTCTATAGAAAAGAAGAACGTCGAGACTGTCTCGGCCCGCACAATGCGCGTTCCTTTGGAACTCCGCCCCGGTGGTCGATTTGGTATGTTTGACCCCGATGGTGGCGACCTTGGAGTTGGCGAAGGTCCATCCTTTGACAAGGCTCAGGTTGACACGTTTCATATGCGGTATGCTGTTCAGTGGACAAAGAAAGCTGAATGGGCTACTGATGATGCACGTAAGTCTGTCCTGAATACTCTGAAGCATCTTCTGGCTAAGGCTATGCCAGAGTTCCGCCGCAATGTGGATGCTCTCTGTATGACGGGTGGAAATGGTGTCCTCGGCACAGTCTCTGCGCCAGCCACTACTGCGGGTGGTAAGGATACTTTGACCCTTGCTACTGATGGCTTCGGTGTGAAGCTGCTTCGATATGGTCAGGCTATATCAATCTATGATACTGGCTTGACTACTCGGCGCACCCATACTGGGCTGGCATCGTTCAATGGTTATGCTCCAATAGATTTCTATGACTTGAATAATAAACAGATTCGAGTCGCAGGAACTACTGGTGCAACAACCACTGGTGATAAGGTAGTTGTAGAAGGAACTACGACTGTCCCGCCCACTAGTATTATGGGCGTTCCTTATCATCACAATGATGCTTCCACGGGATTCTGGCTTGGCTTCGATAGGTCAGCGACTCCAGAAATTCGTGCGAATCGTGTTAACGCAAACAATGGTGGTCTTGCACTTCCATTGGCTAGACTTGCTGTTAACAAGATTGGCGACCGTGTTGGTATCAGCCAGTCATATAAGCCTGTTGCATGGATGCATCCTTGTCAGGTGCAGGCTTATGAGGAACTCGGCCAGCTTGTTTCAATGATAATGAAGCAGGCTGCTCCTGAGAAACTCAATCTATATTTTGGTGAAGGAATGCAGTTGGCCGGTGCCGCTGTGAAGCCTTCATATCTCTGGGACAAGACTCGTATTGACTTCGTTATTTCTGAAGTCTGGGGTCGTGCAGAGATGCATCCTGCGAAGTTCTATGATGTAGATGGACGACGGATATTTGAAATCCGTGGTGCCACTGGCGGCGTTGCTACTAGCCAGATATTCTACATCACAGCTTCGTTCAATCTGTTTGTGAACAATCCTGCTGCTTGCTCGTATATTGCGAGCCTTGCAGTTCCGTCAGGCTACTAACCCTCACTGCTATTGGGGATGAGGGGTAGACTTAGTTCTATCCCTCATTTTTTATGACTCTATCACACTGCAATAAGATTCTACTCGAACGCTACGGAACGCACGTATTCGATAATAAACCTATCTTTCGTGTAGTGTTCTCGAATAATGAGTTGGAATATCGTAAGGGTCTATTTGGTCCCTTAATGATATTCCCTGAGGTTAGACAAGTTCCTAAGTATCCATATGCTAAGAACTGCTTTGTTCTAGAGAAGTTTGCATATATAGGTCAGCAGCCGGAGCTAGTTAATGTCTCTGGCTATTCATATGAACCTATCTGGGTCTTTCAAGATGCTAAGGGTCAGCCACAAGAATTGCTGTGGGAAGCTGTAGAGGCACTTATATACAAGCTGATGAATCATACGATAGAGCGTAAGAATGATGCTATGGCTAAGTCCGAGCATCAAGCTATCATAGATAAGGAAGCTGAAGAAAACCTAGTAATTCTAGAAGATGCAATGAGAAGCTACTCAACTGAAGTTGTTGACAGGGAGACTGTATAATGTCACTAGCTACTATCGTTTCGCTTATGCCTTGCGACATACGAGAATCTAAGCCTAGCATCATGCCGGTGGAGTATTTCATACCTGCCGCTAAAATGGGAGATTTTGAAATACTAAAGATAGAAGATGGCTACGGTCATTTGTATCTTGACCAAGACCGTGGAACAGTCTCAGTTCCCATAGATTCACACAAGCTGGCTGACTCTATCGTGAAGGACTATATGTATTCATGTATAGAGTTGGATTATACAGGACAGGCCACGCCGGGATTGTTCTGGCTTGATGGTCATCTTGAGAAATCAGCCATACTGAAAGACCATCTCAAGAAACTTAACGAGGTTAAGGATTGCCAGAATCGTTGGTTCCTTAGACTCGTCAAGGTTGCAGATGATGACTGGACTAGGAATCAGCAGCATCGTTCTATAACTGCAATACAACGTGCCGCGGCAGTCGCACTGAAGTCTCAGATTGGTGAGCGGCCTTGGAATGTTGAAGTTAAGGACATGATTGCTTTTAAGAATTGCAAGTATTGCACAAGCACTATAAATGCTGGTGCTCTGGTCTGTCCTACTTGTGGACGCCAGCTTGTGACTGACGAAGAACTGAAGAAAGCAATTGCTTAAGAGGAATAGATAATGATAGTCTCCGACGCTATCAAAGCTGCTGCTGTCCTAATGAATGACCCTAACCAGGTCACATGGACAAATCAGGTTCTTCTAGGTGTAGCATTACAAGCCTATGAAGAATTGTGTAATGATTTGGTAGCTAACGGATTCCGTCTGTTCAAAGAGATTACTAGCGCACCATTGCTAGTCACGGCTGGGAGAACTACACTTGATGCACCGCCTAATGATTTGTTTGTTCCTATATCTCTAGAGGAACGAAATGTAGGAGATGCAGCCTATACTTCAATGGAAGAAAAAGTATGGGAACCTGCTGTAATCCCAGCTACCAATCTCAAGCTGTGGTCATTCAGACAGAATGTGATTAACTTCATTGGGGCTACTGTAGATAAAGAAGTCCGAATGAAGTATATCACGAATAGCATTGGGACAATAACCAATGAAAATAGCACACTGAACATAACTAACGGCGCCGGTCTTTTGGGTGCAAAGATAGCTAGTCTCGCAGCAACGCACCTTGCTAAGAATCCGAAGGATGGTATAGCTAAAGAAGTTGTATACCGTTCTCGTCTAACCACGTATATTCAAATCGAACTGGGGAACCAGCAAGGTAAACCAGTCAGGAGACTACCCTATAGAGTTCCAAAACTCCGTAGTGTATAACCTGTCGAGGAGATTACAATGTCATTTCCAGGACAGATAAGTAAACTCTCAGAGAGAATTGTAGCATCAGCACCAACTATGGAAGCTAATGCTGACGTTCTCATTGTGTCAGGCACGGCTGCTATCGCAAATCTAATTCCTAAGACTCCGGGTGTTGGGAATCAGGCAGTTACTCTTATTCCTCTCGCTGCTGCTACACTTGTGGCGACTGGTAATATAGCTGTTGCTGTAGCTCTGGTAGTCAATCGTGCTCAGACTCTAGTCTATAGCCGCTCACAGAACAAGTGGTATCCTGCTATCGCTGCGGTATAGACAAATGATAGCCGAACACGAAGCAAAGTTAATAAATGAATTTAAGGGTGTGTTTGATAGAGGACAGGATGAAGCTGTCCCTCTCAACCACTCTATAGAAGCATTTAATGTATCCTTTGATACTAGGGAGATTAGGTCTAGGTTTGGCTCAGCACTAGACTTAACTATCACTGGACCTTTGCTTCGTGTTCATACCTATGAGAAATCTGGTGAGGCTACCAGATATCTTTGTTTGAAGGACAATGGCTCGATATATGATTCTACTGCACCAACTGTAGCCATACTGACAATCCCTGCAATGACGGATTTCTCATGTGTGGTTATGTTCGATAGGGCATATATCAGTCCACACAATGGAGATAGGGGATTACCGGGTGAGCTTGTATATGTATATGAAGGTGCGGGATTAGCTCGTCCCGCTGGAGGCGCTGGCCCAACTGTTGCTCCTATAGTAGCGAATTCAACTGCTGATGGTAGTGTGGAAATTGGCACACATCTATTTGCTATAGCATTTGAAACTACATCTGGCTTTCTTACTAAGTATGGTCCTGTGGCAAATCTAAATGCCATCGGCGGCAAGAAGGCAACTCTCACTGGTATTCCAATTGGCCCCGCCGGAACTATTGCTCGCTGGATTGTAGCTACAGAAACTATCCTGAACTACAATGGCAATCCAGCACAGTATGAATTCTTCATGGTTCCGGGTGGACGAGTTGGAGATAATACAACTACCACTGCTACTGTAGATTTCTATGACGCTTCATTAGTTGCATCTGCTGCATATCTCCTAGACTTACGTGCTACCTGTCCCGCCGGTGTAGGTCTGGCAATCTATAAGAATTCCTTGGTAGTCTGTGGTGAGGATGCCTCTCCGTCCAGAGTGAGAGTAAGCCAGATAAACCAGCCTGAAGCATTTAGTGATGTGGATGGATATCTAGATTGCTATCCCAAAGATAACGGTGGAACTACCAGAGCTTGTGTAGAATTTCGTTCACAGCTCATAATGTTTAAGTCCTACAGATGCTATGTTACACAGACTAACAATGACGTTGCCGCTACTTGGAATGTCTCTAGTCTTGATGTGGCCGTAGGCACAGAATGCTTTGGAATACAGCAAGTATTAGATATCGAAGGACAGACAACTGATAAATTTGTTGTGGCATCACGTCAGGGATTGATGCTATACAATGGAACATTCGGTGATGAGTTGTCTGGAAAGATAGCTGATATTTGGAAACGAATCAATAGGCAGGTGTTCAATAAGATTACTGTAAGCCTGAATCCAATTGATTCAAAACTCTATGTGATGGTTCCACTTGACGGCGCGACTCAGGCATCTCATATCCTCTATGCTGACTATACTGAGGGTATGGACAGTGCAAATATCAAGTGGGCTGTTTGGAGATTTCCTGTTGATTTAGTAGCTTCGTTTGTTGATATCGTTTATGCAAACAAGGTAGCTACATATAAGTATGCGGGAGCGCCTGGGAATATATACAAGGCTGACCCGTCTACGCCAAATGATTTCAATAATCCTAAGATAGCTTACTTTGAGACTTCACTCATTACACATGACCCTAAGGGTGGAATGTGTATGTTCTCTGGTGTGAGGCTTAGAGTTAGTGGTCACGGGAATCTACAGATAACTGCATACGCGCTTGATAAGACACTGGTGATAACGGCGCCGTCCTTGTTACTATCTACATCACCGGGTCAGTTAATCAAGAGAGAATTCCTTGGTGCTCAGAATGAACTCATGTCTTTCAGATTCCAAGTAGACCAGATAGACGAGTCTTTCTCTGTAAGAGGAATCTGGGTCTATGGAATGGCAATGTGGGCTGAGAGGCCAGAGTTCTAATGACTGATGTCATTCGTGTATCTGACATCACTACTCTGATACAGGGATATCAGCAAGTAGACCCACGCCTGTATGATATTCTGAATGGGTTAGTAAACAGTGTAGATGACCTGCAAACTAAAGTATTCCCTATCATTGATAGAGTTACTACGATTGTAACTGAGCCAATCCCTGATACTCCCACAGGATTTGCATACTCAACTACTGGTAGAAATCTAATCCTTACATGGAATTCTGCTGCGAATGCTAGGACATATGAAGTTCGCAGAGGAACTAACTGGGATACTGCATCACAGATAACTATCACAGGTATCACAGAAGCAAGACTTGACCCAATCATAGTTGGCACTACCAGATATCTTCTCAAGTCAATTAACGGCGCCGGAGTTCCCTCGTCTGGATTTGCATACGTCGATGTTGTGATTCCTCCCATTGGAGCTATAACTATCAATGGTCGAGTAATTGATAACAACGTATTGCTAAGCTGGTCTGAGCCTGTCTCTACATGGGATATTGATTACTACACTATCAGTAGGGGTGGAGTCATAGTAGGGACACAGCATGGAACTTTCATAGCCGTATTTGAATCTGCTGGTGGCACATATACATATTCTGTGTTTCCTACAGATATGGCTGGAAATATCGGGCCGTCATCATCTGTTAGCTTAGTTGTAGCACAGCCTCCAGATTTTGAGTTACTTGACTATAGAAAGAGCATCCTATCAGGTCTGAAGGTAAATGCTCTACCCTATGGTAGTCCTGAAGTTGGTTGGGTAAATGATGAGTTTAATGGATGGGATGCTGGTCTAATCTCTGCTCAGAACTGGACATGGATTGGAAACAATACAGGTAAGATACTTGTATGTATAGATGGAACTAAGACTTGGACTACCCACTTTACATCTCAGGGTTGGAATAAGATTAAAGACCAGCTAGATAACTTCTATCCTATATACATCCAGCCGACACTACTCAGTGGTAAGTATCAGGAGATTATTGATTATGGAACTACGCTGTTTGCAACCATATTCAATATGAACTATACGATAGACCAGATAGTTCCTACAGTAACTGCTACGCCTGGTGTAGAGGGTTCATTAGACCAAGTTACTTGGACTCCTATAGTTCATGCCAAATCTGTATTCTTGCAGCAGTTCCGATATGTCCGAGCTACTATAGACTTCACATCCAATAATGATAAGGCTCTAGCTCTATTCTATAATCTAACCTATTCAGTAGATGTGAAACGTGAACTCGATTCTGGTGGTGTCACTGCACTAGCTACAGATGCGAATGGAACTCAGGTTCTATTCAATAAGCCATTCAAAGATATAGATTCCATTACAGTTACTGGAACTAAGGCTATTGAGCCACTGACTATTATCTATGATTTCCAGGATGTCCCAAATCCTACAGGCTTTAAGGTATATGTATTTAATTCCATTGGCGTAAGAACTACAGCCGCCGTATCATGGAAAGCTAGAGGAATAGTTTAATGGCAGTCCAGTGGATAAGATGGAATCAAACTACTCACATCTTTGAGTATTCCACTAACAATGGAACTACATGGACTTTTCTTCCTCTGAGTGCGAATATCATTTCAGAGGGAGTATTGCCGCCTAGTGCTATTCCCGGTGGTAGTGGCGCATCCCTATCTGGTCCTAATACTTGGCTTGGAATTAGCACCTATTCTGGACTTGCACCATCAATTAGATTTAATGAAACAGATGTAGGTGCTAACCTTAAGAATTGGGAGATAATGGCAGAGGGTTCTGCCCTATACCTTGGTAGAATATTAAATGATGCCGGTGTTGCTACGGCTAATTTAATGTCTCTAGATAGAAATGGAAATGTAACTCATAGCGTTGTAGGAACAGGCGTCCATAATTTCTCTGCCTCTGTAGATGGTGGTAACTATCTCCACTTGATTAACACTAGTGGTGGTGTTGGTGCATTTTCTGGTATGGTATTCCAGAATAATGCTAGCGATGCTAGAGGCTATGTAATCTTTACTAGCACTACACAAAGTAATGCTGCATTTATTCCAGATGGGTTGGCTCTTTATTCTGCTGGTGCAGGTGGAATATTACTTAACTCAGGTGCTGCTGCACCTATAGAGTTTAGAACTTCTAATGCCTCTAGAATGACAATTGCTGCTGGTGGTGGCGTAACCATAAACAGCACACTAAATGTTAACTCAAATCTATGGGTAGGTGGTGCATCTACGTTGAATGGTAACGTAGCAATGAATGCACTAAGCTGTTCAACTATTAACTCTAATAACAATACTGTTACATTTGGTCCAGTTAATTGTGGAGCTATTGTCTGCACTGGTATCAACCAACAAGGTAATGGACTCACAACTGGTGGAATCGCAAACAGTGGTGTTACTCAAACTGCCTCATTTGAGATAACAGGAATTGCACGTCTAAATATTGCTCAAATCAATGCAACTATAACTATCCCAGCTGGTGTTAGTATTGTTAGCATTACGCCTTCAGCCGGTGGTCAGAGTATTCAAACGATAAATGGAGCTACCGCAGGTCGAGTTATATTTCTCTGGAATAATAGTGCTGTAGGCTTTACTCTGGCTGCTGGTGGAAATCTCTCAATGGCTACTAGCACTATAGCTCCAGGTGGTGGCATAGTGCTGCTATATGATGTAGCTTGGCGTCCTCTTTGTAGTGGTTAATAATGGCAACTAAATGGATGCGTTGGAATGAAACAACGCATATATTTGAATACTCGACAAACGATGGGGTATCTTATATCCCATTGCCTTTGAATGCCTCCATTCTTAATGAAGGGACTGTATCTCCGGGAGTATTACCTACTACTGGTGGGGCACATTTAATTCTGACTGATGGGTCTGCTGGAAAAACACATCTTCAGTCAGTTGCAAATACAGCCTCATTTCTTAAGAATTTATCTACTCCAAATGCTGGTGCTAGTTGGGTTCAAGATGACCCATCACAATGTGGAACAATGCTTCACCAGTCTGCTGCTGGTGGATGGTATTTCTACTACTCTCCACCCGGTGGGACTATTGTTAACGTAGCCACTATTTCCACAGCTGGTGGACTTAATTGTTCTGCTGCTATTGTGGGTGGCCCAAATGGTCAGCCATCAATTAAGATTGGTGGAGCTACGGCTGCATTTCCAGCATGGAGAAATACTGGTGCTGTAGCAGAATGTGTTCTTGCAGATGCTTCCAATTGGGCTTCTCTCAAAGCATTAAACTTCAGCTCAATAGGGAGTGGTAATGTCCTAGCAGATTTGACTATAACAGGTGCAACGAACTTTGGTGGTGGAATTTCTATTAGTGCTGGCAACCTTACTTGTGCTGGATACATACAGAATACTGGTGTTATGTATCCGGGTCGTATAGATGCTACTGGTAGTCAGGGAAGTTGGTATCTCGCTAGTCATGGCAGCTATGGATTATACTCCAACACTGGCTTATATCTTGGATTAGGTCTTACATGTGCGGGGGTTACGTGCAGCGCCGCGATTTCCTGCACGAATATTGTTCCTAGTGGACTTATCTACGCGAACGGTATTGGTTCGGCTGCGGCGTCAGTCTCCATTACTCTTGCAGCAGATGGCTATATTAGAAGAATAAGTTCCAGTGAACGATTCAAGGAAGATATTCGACGTGGCTGGACGAATCCACAACGTGCAGCATTGTTGAGTATATCTCCCATTCTATATACAGCTAAAGAGGATACCGAAAAGAAATTCGGAGACTACTTGGGATTCTCCGCAGAGGAATTGGACGCTGCTGGATTGCGACATTTGGTCAACTATGAAGAAGATAAAACGACTCCAGCTTCAATTCGTGAACACGCCTTTCTAGCATCATTCCTAGATTTATTGAAAGACCATGAGCAGCGAATAGTTGCTCTTGAAGGGAGATAGTATGAGCTATCGTGGAGTAATCGAAAAGCTGAATGCAAATGTAATCAAGAGACTACTCATGGTAGCTGCTGAGGATGTATTTCTTTCAGAGGCTGCCAAGAATTCTGAAGACCCAAAGTGTATCAAGGCTAGGGAATATCTGACTAATGCAGAATTTCATAGCGAGAGAATGGCACTATTGGCTATGGCGCATGACCAGAATCTAAATGATGATTCTCCTGATTCACAACTCCGTAAGGCTGTTGACGACGTGTTTGATATTCTACTCAAATAGGTGACAAATGCCTGCAATGGAAACTAATCTAGACGAACTTCTTGGAGTGATTGCTCGGCAGACTATAATTCTCAATAGGCAGGATAATGCTATAAATGAAATGACTGCTGCCTATAATGCAAAAGCTGCTGAAGCTGATAAACTCCAGACTGAACTAACTGAACTAAAAGCTCAGAGAGAGTTCCCAAGAGAAGTAGAGAAGTAAAATGGCAGATTGGGGAAAACCAACAATAACAGATTTGTATACAGATGTCCTTGATAGCCTAAACTTCAAGGATGTTGATGGTGCAACTCTGTTCCTAAATGTGCCATCTAATCAACCTGTTGGCTCTATCAGATATGATAGGGCTAATAATAAATTCCAGGAATGGAATGGCACTGCTTGGGTTGATAAAATAATATCTGTTGCTGGTGGTGGAACTGGAGCTTCCTCTGTTTCTGGAGCTATAGCAGGTCTTGGGCTAGGCACTATGGCTACCCAGAATGCTGTAGCTGTTGCTATTACTGGTGGAACTATCACTGGTATCTCAAGTCTCCAAGTGTCTGGTCATATAACATTTGATACAGATGGGACCAGAAACATAGGAAGTGCAGCAGTCCGACCCAATGTAATCTATGTTAGAAATGCTCTAGTCATTCCCGTAGGCGCAAATAAGTGGGCTACATAAGTGGCTAAGCTACCATCAATCTGGGTAGATGGAACTGGCTTGCATTTTGTAGACCAAGCCAATGAAGAATACTACTATGTAGGCGACCCAGTAAATACTCCGGCTGGAGCTATACCTGGTAGTCTATGGGTTGAAAATCAATATGTTCATTACATAGATGCATTTGGAACTAATAGGATAATTCCCTATGTAGTTATAAAAACTCCGTCAGGTGCTATAGTTGGTAGTTTGTGGGCTGTCATATCTAGGATTCACTGGATAGAAGCAACTGCCGGAGTAGAGGTAGAGGGACATTCTGATACTACCCATGCTGATGGGCATTCAGATACAATTCATTCTGATTCTGCTCATACAGACCTAGCACATAATGATACCCATACTGACTCGCACGTAGATGGAGCGCACGCGGATACTGCACATGGAGATAGTCATACTGATACGCATACAGATGTGACTCACATTGATTATCCGCATCGTGACCATACAGACCAAGTTGACCACGGTGATTCTCATGGTGATACACCATTTTATGATGTTCCACATATAGATAATGCACCTGGAGTTCATACAGACCATAGTGATTCTTTAGGTCATTGGGATACTGGAACTTTACCACCTCCTCCGCATAGTGATAGAGCGCATAATGATGTTACTCCACATAGTGACTCAGCGCATGTTGATACAGCACATGGAGATACACCGTTTGAAAACGTAGGGCATGGTGACAGAGCACATACTGATGCACACTCAGACGTAGCACATCAGGATAAAGCTCACATTGATACTGCTCATAGTGATTCACATTCTGATGTAGCTCACACAGATTCTGCTCATGGTGATTCTGCACATCTAGATGTAGCTCACGATGATGGGCATAATGATATTGCACACATCGACTTCCCGACCTATGTAGGTCCCTAATGTCTGTTGAAATTCTACCTAGCGGAATCAAGTGCAATCTATCCTGTAGCTATTGCTATCAGAATCCTATGAGAGATGCTGGCAACTTCGCTACAATTATGAATGTAGATAAGATGATTGAGGCATTGGATAATGCTAACCAATCGTTTACTATATTCGGTGGCGAGGCTCTAGTTACTCCAATTGATATTCTTGAGAAACTGTTCAAATACGGTTTCGAGAAATACAAGCAGAATGGGATACAGACCAACGGTAGTCTGATAACTCCTAAGCACATAGAGTTATTCGAGAAGTATAATGTCCATGTCGGATTCTCAATGGACGGCCCGGAAGAATTAAATGATTTACGGTGGGCTGGCTCATTAACTAAGACACGGACAATGACGGAGAGAAGTCATACTAATATGACTAATATGCTCCGCGCCGGGAAGTTGAGTGTATCTCTGATTGTTACACTTCACAAAAAGAATGCAGTTGGTGAGAAGCTAGAGACTCTCAAGAAATGGTTTGTAATGTTGTCTGGCATGGGATTGACAAGTGCTAGATTGCATCTATTAGAAGTAGACCATAAACTTGTAGAGCGTGTGGCTCTATCTGAGAATGAATCATTCAAGGCAATCACAGAGCTTGCCGAACTAGACCATAAGATTAACATAGATATCTTCTCTGACATTCCACGTATGATGAAGGGTGAAGATTTCTCGCCTACTTGTATTTGGGGTGGATGCAATCCGCTCAGAACTGAGGCGGTCCATGGAATCAATCCCGATGGAACCCTTTCAAACTGTGGCCGGACAAATAAAGACGGTATCAATTGGCTTAAGTCTGACACCGACTGGAATGAACGCCACCATGCACTTATCAATACACCCCAAGAATACGGGGGCTGTCAGGATTGTAGGTATTTCCCAGTTTGTCGAGGTGAATGTCCAGGAGAATCTGACGACTGGAGAAATAAAACTCGACACTGTGGACTACTGATGCGTCTGTTCAAGTATTATGAGGATAAGATAGGATACAATCCTCGTGCATTAGCAACGAATCAGCATAATGATACTCCACATCTAGACCATTATGATTTCAAGAGCATACAAGTAGAGGTTAGAAATGCCGCTAACTAGATTGCCTGATGCTACGCAGAATATCCCAGATACAACTAGCACAATCTGGGTGTCTAAGGCTGCAAGAGATTATTGGGAACCACTCATAAATCAGATTAGTGTGTCTTGGCAGGAAGTAGAGTTCCTATCTGTTGCTGATGGTCTGAGAGAAGCTGCAATATTATCTATACCACCAAACAATATTCTAGAATTCTCTAGGAGAGTGATAGATAGCAAGCTATACATGACCATGCTTGGTAAGATGGCTGATACTGGCATGTATTCATCTAGGCATGTAGCAGAAATTACCAATAAATTCCAATATCGTGTAGCAATACATAGAGAACCTGAGTATTTCGAGGATAATCAGCATCAGGCTGAGTCCCGACTCGGATATCCTGTGTGCTGTGTGAGTAATTTCGATTATTGGTGGAATCAGCAGCACTATTTCGACCTGACATGGCCTCAGTATGAGAATTCTAAGGGAGAGTTCCATCCTCTATGCAATGTCATGCTGAGATGTCTAGGGGTTAGACCAGTATTTCATCTTCCATGTGGATTCTACTGTGATGCTACACGAGAGATGGCACAGAGAATACAAGCACTGATGCTTCAGCATGGAATGGCTAAGATTTCACAGACTATTCACAAACTCTGTGATATGCCAATGGAATGGTCAGCACTTCATGGCTATGCTGAGATTAGAACACCAATCTTCAAGATAGTTACTAAGACTGATGCTACTCCATTTGAATACAAGTTCCAGAAGCCTGGTGCTTTCATACCAGTTCACTCAGGTTCAGGTCTAGCATTTCCATTTGCTAATGAGCAGAGAGTGAAGCTGACTGAGACTGTAAGTTTCCACAAATCACTTGAATTTCCACCTGATGATAATGGATTTCAATCAGAGAAGGATGAGCGTGAGGCTCATGCTTGGCTCATGAAAGAAATTGAACAGTTCATGAACCCATCTGAGAAGCGTTCACTAGTAGATTTGGGATGTGGGAATGGCAGGCTACTTCAAATCCTGCGCCGTAGATTCCCTACCTATTCACTGTCCGGCGTGGAAGTTTCTATTGATAAATGTCAGCGTGCTGAGAAGCTACTGAATGGTAGTGGAATATCAATAGAGTGTAAGAATATATTCCAGTATGACATGGTGAAGAAGGACTATATTCTTGTAGCTGAACAGAGATTCCAAGAGAACTATCATCTCATAGACAAGCTAGACGGAATGGTGGTCTGCTATAACTATACTACTAGAAAGGTGTATACATGGAGTTCCGCTACAATAGGAATGCAGACCTTGCAGAAATTGACAGGATTTGGAGACAACATTATTCAGAGCAGTTTGGCCTCCCGAATACTAGCAACACCGTCATCTCCGGTGTCGTTGATAGTGGAGAAGGAATTAGAGGATTCGGGATTGTTAAACTCTTTGCCGAAGGACTCTTTGTAATAGACCATTCGCAAAGCATTAGAGACAAGATAGAAACAATCACGTTACTACTAGAAGCACAACAAATAGGCTGCTCAAATAAGAATATAGAGCAGGCTCATGCTTTTGTGAGGGACGAAAACTTCGCTAAAATCCTCAAGAAGCATTTTGGTTATAACGATACGGTGGGTCAGTGTTTGATGGTAAAGACAAATGGCTAAAATTCCAGGAGCAAATTTACTGCAACATCCTATAAAGTCAATGCAGCATCCTTTACAGGCTATGCAACAGAGTGGTCTACCTCAGCCTAGTATGAATCCTATGCAGGCTTTGCAGAATGCACAGAGAACCATACCGGGAATGGGTGGTGCTCCTACTATAAATGCTCTACAGCCTCCGGGTCCGACTACTATGCAGCCGCCCGGTGGTAACAACTTCATGGCTCAGAGACTTGCTCAGACAGGTCAGAATCCTGCTGAGGCTCCTACTGCTATTCGTAGACCTATGCCTGACCAGCCTATGATGCGTCCTCCTATGGCTTTGCCTCAGAATCCTAACGCTCCTAGCGGTCCTCCTACTGGATTTGGAAATTTCAGGTCCAGAATACGGACGTAGGAGTTAATCATGGCAAAGGGGACTGAGAAAAATAAAACCAATGCTATGCTGAATCAAGCTCAGGGTCAGCAAGCAAACTATACTACGGATTATTTATCTAGGACTGCACCTGAACGTGCGACCGCTCGCTCTAATGCTAATGATATGTATAGCACCATGTATGGTGGCTATTCAGATATTGCTAAGAATGGTGGCGTAAGCCCAGAATTACTTGCTTCTCTTAGAGGTGGTGGCACTGGTGGCGGTGGTGGTGGCGGTGGAGCAGCAGCACCTAATTATGGGGCCGGTGGATATGGAGATGTCTCAGCCGCCTATAAGAATTTCATGGGTGGCGGTGGCGTTAACCTAGCAGAGAATAACTATGCAATGAGTCAGTTGCATGGTCTTGCTAGTAGCGGTGGATGGGACCCATCTAGAATAGCTTCGATGGATTCTAACATCGCTGGTCTTAAGGATATAGGTAAGACTGGTGGCCTGACTGACGAAGCTATAGCTAGAATGCGCGGTAATGGCGTCTATGATGAGTTTGCTAAGACTGGCGGATACGATGATGCACAGCAAACTGCATATCGCCAGAGAGCTACGGCAGGTATCCCTGCACAGTATCAGACTGCGATGGATACTGCTAATCGTATGTCTGGGATTACCGGAAACTATAATCCTGCCGCCATTGCACAGATGGCGCGTAGTTCTGCTTACGATACTAATCGTGCTGCTACAGACGCAGAAGCTAGCTTGCAGGATTCTATTAGGTCAGGTAGATTAGCCGGTGCTCAGGGCGTATCTAGTAATGAGCAGAATATACAAGGCTTGATGAGTTCTAATAAACTCGCAGGTCTACAGGGTGCAGGGAGCATGGAAGCTAATATGCTCAACTCCATTGCACAGAATAGAACTAGTGCAGCTACTGGTCTTAGTGGTGCTGATATTGGTGGTCAAGAACTTGTGCAGCGTGGAAAGATGTTTGGCACACAAGGTCTTGAGGGAATTGCAGATAAAGAAGCTGCTGCTCAGAGAGCCGCTGCATCTGCTGCCTCTGCTAATGCAGCTAACAATGCAGCTAATGAGAAGTGGCTTGCAAACTTCCAGACAGATAATAGACTTGCAGGTCTTGGCGGACTTGGTAATCTCTATACATCTAGTCCTGCTGAAGTTGGATACTACGATACTGCACAGCGTCAGATGATGGGCCAGAATACTGGTCAGACTGTGGATGTATCGCAAGCTAGAATGGCTAACAATCCACAGAGAGATTGGGCATCTACTATCGGTGGCCTAGTAGGTTCGGCTGCTGGTGCAATGACAGGAATTGGCGCTCTAGGTGGAATAGGTAAAGCTACTAAAAGTATAGGTGGCATGGGAAGTTCCGGCATGGCTGGATTGTGGGGTTAAATCATGCCATTTGACTTTGGCGGCTTCGACCCGTCGTATTACAGAATGTCGGACATATTCTCTCCCAACCAAGATGATACAGAATCATATGGTGGAGAGTCTACACTGAAGCGTAAGAACAATACGGATTGGATGGCTAATCTGTATAAGGGTCCTGCTAATGTGGAGCCAAATCAGCCACCACCCATAAGACCTTTTACGCCACCACCTGAACCTACTGCGCCTCAAGAGTCTCCTGAAGATGCATACATGCGTAGGTTCAAGATGATGACAGATACATCTGGACCGGCGCAGGAAGCATATAAGAAGTATATAGACACTATGCCTAGTAGACAAGATTACGCGCCGGGTAAGATGCGTAGTTTTGCAGCAGCATTAGTAGGTGGAGCAGAAGGATATAAGAATCCATCTAAGGGAGTTCTTGCTGCTGAAGGTATTAGAGATATGCCTTATGACAAGGCTATGTCTGACTTTACTGCTAAGGCTAAAGGTCTACAGGAATCTGCTCAAGAGGAGCGTCAGAGTCTTACGGCTCGTAGAGCGTTGTTTAATGATTCAATGCTCAATCCGTCTAAGGTTGCTGGTGCAGAAGCTAGGGCTGCTAAGGATACTGCTACTGCTAAGGATACTGAAGCTAAGACTGCTGATAGACCTGCTGAATTAGATATCAAGCGGAAACAGGCTGTAGCTAAGGCTGCATTGGAAGATGCTATTGCACAGTATAATATTGCTAAGGCTACTGGTGAGCCTGCTCTAATTGAAGCTGCTACCAGTAATGCTAAGGCAAAGATGCTAGAAGCTCAGGCTGCTGGTGTTAATGCTGCTGCCAATACTGTCAAGGCTGCTGCTGCAACTACTAGTGCTGGTGCTGATGTTACTAGGGCTGGTGCTGCTGTAACTGCTGCTGAAGCTGCTAAAGAAAGAGCAGGTAAGACTAGCGGACAGCCAGTTCTAGAGGAATTCCATACACAGGATGACCTAGACAAAGCTAGGAAAGCAGCAGTTAAGGCTGTAATTACTAGAAATAACACATACTCTGGATTTGGTGAGAAGGACAAACAGGGTAATCTAACTGGTGGAACTAGCACATACTCACCTAGTATATGGTCAGATAAGACTGCCGACCACAATCAGTTCCTTAGAGATGTAGAAGCAGAAACACAGAAGCAGCTTAAACTAACTCCTAGAAAGCGTAAGGTAGGAACTACTACTCCAGGAACTACTGCTGCACCTACTTCTAGTAGTGGCAGACCTACAGGAACTATCAGTGATATGATGAATAGACTTGCTGGTCTTCCTGACCAATAGGGGGATATCATGCCATTTCCTAGAGGTAGAGATATCAACCTGCCATCTCCTGATGAAGAAGCAGCTAGGGAAGCCAATTTGATGGACCTAGCTGACGACGATGGAACTGTCTACACTTTCGACATGAGCACGATTAAGACTAAGAAGGATTTTCTTGACCAAGTAGTAGAGAAGCGCCGAGCACATCAGTGGATAACTGACCCTAACAGACATACTGCGGAGTCTAGTTCTTTCGACCCTCCTAAGCCAGTCACAGATACTTCGGCTACATGGCAGGATTGGAAAGAAAAGGGCGAAGGTCTACTCGATTTTGGTAAGAGCACAGCAGAGTTTCTAAAGAACACTTTCACTCCTAGAGTTCCTGAAGCTGCTATAGAATCAGCTAGGAGACTAGCTACTAACGAAGGCAAACCACTAGATAATATCTGGAATGCTGGAACTGACATAGCTAAGTCTATGGTCCCAGGATATCAGGGTCTAGAGGGAACTACTAGAAGATTCATGGACCAAGCTAATGCAGGTGATGCTACAGGAATGGCTACTAGTGCTGCTGAAGAAGGAGCAGGAATGTTCTCTCCTGTTCCTCTACGCGCATTATGGAATGTAGGTCATGGTGCAGCATATGCAGCAGGACTGACAGATACTCCTATATCTCCTAGAGAAGTTAACCTATCTGGCGGTCAGTTAATGGGGGCTGTCGGATTAGCTGGTGCTCACTCTGCTGGTGAGAGAGTCAAGGCAGGTAATGCTAGGGAGAGAGTAAGAGCTACTAATGAAGCTAGTGCTAGGGCTGCGGCTGAAGCTGCTGGTATAGCTGAAGCTAGAGCTAATGCCACTACACCTAAGTATGATACTGGTGATGCATCGTATGGTGAAGATGCACTAGCACCACCGTGGATAGACCCTGAACATAGGGCTAGTGTATTGAGGGGTCTAGATTCTAGGGGACAGCCTATACCTGACATTACTGCTGAACCACACTCTATGACGTATGTAGAAGGTGGCGACCCGGCAGCTACGGAAAAGACTTATCCTGATATAAACCCGACTAATCGTGCGGCTGATACTACGTTAGCTGCTGCTATGAGGATGGCTAGGAATCCTGAGCAGCTTCTATATCCTCAGGACCAGCCATCAGGATTTGGAATCTATGCTGAGAAGGATGCTGCTATACGAGCACAGATAGCTGCTGAGAATGCTAGGAGAGATAGTCCGACTCCTGAGAGTGTCAGGAGATTTATGACTTCTTCTACATTCCCTCAGCAACCTGCTGAACCCGGTTCTACTAGGATGGGATTTGATGAGGGAACAGCAGCGTCTAAGGATATAGAAGCATTCCGTAAGAATAGAGGAAAGACTGGTGCTCCTGTAAAGGGTAGAGGTGAAATGGTTCCGGGTCTACCAGAAGGCCCAGACGCTGCACTCTATAGGACTATACCAGAATCTCTCTGGCCTAGGAGAGCACAGTCTTGGCTTGAGGCTATGACGCCTGAGAGATTTAAGGTAGAGCCTGAGCCTACGCCGGAGCCTAGTCTACCTGAGATTACCACTGCACCTAATGTCAAGCGCATGAAGGTCAGTGCAGACTTGGGACCACTGGCTGAAGGTGGAGTCCTAGAGAGGCCACCTGAAGAATTGCCATCCGTCGAGCCTATACCTGCTCCTAGACTGGCTGTGCCTCCAGAGGCTACCCCATTAGGTGACATGCCTCCTAGTGTGCCCCCATCTCTAGACTTGCCTCCTACGGGGCCGGTATCTGTTGGACCTAGAGATACTGGATTTGGGCCTCCTGCTGCCCCACCAGAACCATCTCCTATAGGTGAGGTATCACAATTTCCGGGTGATGCTACTAGAAGATTACATGACCCGATGCCAAATCTGGAGCCACCGCCATCTAGTGGATTTAATACAACAGAGCCACAGTCCGGCGCTGGATTTAGTCCATCTGTAAATATGCCAGTTAGAGGTGGGCTGCCACCAATCCTAGAATCTCCACCTACTAGTGCAGTATCAGGACGTGGTGGATTCTCGATGGGTGAGAAGGGTGGCTTTACTAGCGTAGTAGATGATATAGCCAATCAGAGTCTTGACCCTGAGGTTAAGGCTGCTGCCGCTACTCTCAAGGCTGACGCTCCTGTTGACCCATCAGTTATAGGTCAGACTAAGGAAGCAGCTAAGGATGTTGGTGGACTATGGGGAAAGATTGGACAGTCTAATAGTCATAGACTAAAGAGTCTTGGTCCGGCTGGTGCAGAAATTGACCTAACAGCTAGGAAGATAGATGCAGATGCCGCAGGATTTGCCGGTGGATTATCAGCAGATTTGACTAGGGCCGCTGATGGTTTGTCTAAAGAACAAATAACCACAGCCCATCAAGTAATAGAGGGTAAGGCTAAGACTACGGATATGCAGGTCCGTAGGTATATAGATGTCTACAAAGCTAATGAAGCTAAACTCCTAGACCTGATGCGTAAGTCAGGTTCTATGATGAAGTCTGCCTCTGGTAAGCTAGTCCCATTCGAGGCTCTGTCTAACTACTTCCCTCATATCTTTGAGAAGGGATTCTTTGAGGAGAATAGAACTAAGATAATCAACCAGATAGCTGCTGAACGTAAGATGACTTTCTCTCAGGCAGAGAATCTACTTGATAGGGCTAGGAAGTTTAGTCCTACAATGAGTGATTCACTACATGAGAGAACAGCCAACATACAAGGCTATAAGACTGGCATAGACGTAATGCACCAGCACTATCTAGACTTGGCTGAACGTGCATTCACAGACCAGCATTTTGGTGTGAATGATACCAGTGGTGTAGGAACTAAAATCAACCAACTGATAGACCAAGTAGGTGCAGAGTCTGGCGGTGAAGGCAAGCAGATGGCTAGTGATATAGTCGAGAAATATCTGGGTAAAGAAAAGCTGAATGTAGATAAGGGTGTGAACAGACTCACTAAGTTCCAAGCTATGACTAAGCTAGCATTGTCTGCGCCGTCCAACTTAATGGGTGGTTTGACTGCATCATTTGCTAGGGCTAAGGGAAGTCTACTTCCTGAGATAGCTAAGGCATTCACTACTGAAGGTAAACTCAGAGCACAGGAACTTGGTAGTCTTGAGAGTGTTATGAAGGATGCTGCTGAGGATATAGGATATGGCTCTAAGATATCCTGGGGTAATACCTCAGTAGAGAATTTCCTCAGAACTGTATCAGGACTGGCTGGTGAGAAGACTGCTAACAAGTTCTTTGAACAGCTTAAGCAGAATCCAGATAATGCATATGCTGCTGAACGTCTGAGTGAGCTTACACTTGAGAAGCCTGAGACTTTGCTAGCACAGGATAAACTTACTGAGACACAGACTAAGAGAGCAGCTAGTAGATTTACTGACTTGACTCAGGGTAGACAGAATGTGTTGGATTTGCCACATGCTTGGAGCAATAATCCAACAGCTAATCTACTTACTCAGTTCAAGAAGTATGCGTTCATCCAGAGTAAGAATATAAAGGATGCTATGATTCTTGATTTGAGTCATGGCAAGATAAATCCTACTCTGAAACTAGCTATGGCATCTGGTGTGCTTGGTGAGGTTCCTGCTGATATCAAGGAACTACTTAGGCATGGGACACTAGCAGGACGCCCATCTAATCTAGCTCTGAGATATATAGATAATGCATCCCAAGCCTACGGTATAGGGCTTATAGGAGATGCAGTTCATACGATGGCTAGTGGAGATATGAAACGAGGACTAGGCCAGCTTGCTGGACCCTCAGTAGATACTGCACTAGACTTGAGTCTTGGCGCTGGAGAGAGTGGATGGAATGCAATACAGGATATAGGGGCAGGGAATCTAGACAAGGATATAGGCGCACCCCTGACTAGGGCGGTAGTGAGACAGGGAGTGCCAATATGGGGCAGACAGTTAGCAAAGGAAATAAAGGGATTCTAGTCAACTCGTTCCTCGTAGATTCTATAGAGGATGTCCGACTGTCGGCTAGATAGATAGTTACCGTTTCCCATCTGGTCGAGGATTGACTGAAGGAAATTACTTTCCCACTCAGTTAGTCCTCGACCTTTGTTTTGACACTTCTCTACAATCTTGATATGTTCATCCCGCAGGATTTCCTTATCAGTCTCAGCCATTGTGTTCTTCCCATACCTCGTAGATTTTATCCTTCATCTCTGTAGTAACTTCCCAAAAGAAATTACCGTTGGACATTACTACGCTCCACGTTCCATCCTTCTTAGTAGTGTTATCTCCTGTAGCAGTATACTCTACGTTCTCCACTAGGGCACAGATGAACTCTGTGTCAACGATAACACTACGTCCATACTTATCCTCAAACTCGATTATCATTGAACTGTATCCTCATCTAGATGTGTAGCTTCAGACAGGAAATGCTTTATGGCCCGCTCAGTTAGTCTATAGGTAGTCACATTCCTGATAGACAATTCTGTCACATAACTCATTTGCTGTAAAGTAATCATTGCTACATCTAGCTCCTGTGCATTCATGTGACCCCAACATCTTTGGAGAATCACAGGTCTGGTAATCTGGAATTCCTTTTGTTTGAACAGTTGCTTGAGAACTATCCCAATATGTTCCTTGCTGGCAGATTTGCCATCAACTAGGAAGTTCTTCTTAGCATTGATGCCTAGTGTCTCTACTGTTTCTATAGCCTCTTGAACTACATCCTCACCAAGAACTAGATTGTCCATGTCTACAGATATCTGAAGTAGCATGGCTACCTTAAGCACATGGTCATGTAGTCTCTCTATAGTTCCTGTATCATCCTGAACATCCCTGCCCCTGAACTCAGTATACCACTGTTCAAACCTTAGCTTACCACTCTTAGTCCATGCGAACTCGCCTCTTAGTTTTGCTGCATGTTTGAGGTATTCAGCTAGCTCTGCAATATTGAATACATTCGTAGGCTGCTCTGTTAGTGGGTTGATTCTGCTACGCTTTTCTTCATAGACTAGTAGAGTCCGTGCCAAGAATCCACCACCTATGCTAGACTCCGGTATCACATTCTTGAAGTGAACGGGGGAACTAGCACCGAGTATTGTAATGCATGGATTCTTAAGTATGTCAACCCCTGCACCCTTCATTGTATTCTTCCAGTCTGATGTATAGTGTGTATCATACAGGTCAGTCAAGATTAGTAAGGCTTGTGGGTCATACGTGATGAAGTCTGCAAACTCACCACTAACCAGAAAGCCTCTGGAATCTTTGAATGGGATTGTCCCATTTACTTGTGACTTGACTTGACCTAGATTCTGTAACACAGACTGTATACTGTTCCTGCCACCTATCACCCGCGTGCAATGCACTTGCTCTACTAACTGTTTGGCTAGAGTTACAGGGAATCCCTTACCCAAGCCGGAACGTGCAAGCAACATCACATATAAGTTAGGTGATAGTTTGTAGAAAACTTTGTCCAAGAAAACATTAGGAGCCACTACTGCACTAAGCGCACTCAAAGCTCCCCACTTAATGAAGCTATGAGGTGTCTCGGCGTAGTCAGTGGCCTTCATTATATCTGATAGCCATGACATTTTACGCCGCCTTTTTTCTATACTTCCTCATCTCATAAAGGTTCTTTTCTCCTATCTCACAACCGACAGGAATCACTAGGTCGAAGTCTCTTGCTAGACTACACTTGCTGAAATTGATAGATGTCTCATAGTGCTTACGAACTACCACATCATAGGCTTCTATTTCATTCTTAGGAACTAGCGCAGTTATAGCATCGTGTCCCTCTATCACTATACGCATGTCAGGTATATCTTTCTTGACCTCTATCAGTGTATGCTTGGTCTTATCCGCAACGGTAGATTGTGGTATCCAAGCAAAGCCTTCTCTATCTAGCGATGGGCTGCCCGGCTCAAAGTATCTAATGAGCCTGCCATATGGATTGATTAGTGCCTTCTCTCTATCTATGCAATCTCTAATTCCACTATGGAAGGTTCCCCGAATCTTATCGTTATATTTATGGAATGCTTTGAGGAACTCGCCACACCTATACTCCGAAACTTGCAAATCAATTCCAAACCTTTTTGCGTCAGTGTTAATTGACTGCATGAGAGTCCGTGCTTGAGCATCATAGTTTCCAGCGTTTCTAACGGTCTTGCCGATAAATCGTTCGCTGGGTTCCCCATCTGGTGTTTTTCTCCAAGTCTCCCAAGTTCCACCAAAAATCCAGCTAGCTGTGAGAGCGTGGATGTCGATAGTATTAAAGGCTTCAAGGGTTTCATAATCTTCACAGAGTAAGGCTACGATACGTGGCTCTGCTTGTTCTAAATCCCAGTTCATAAATACATACCCATCGTCGGGTATATACATCTGCCTTATGATTCCAGACTCTCCGTGCTTGGAGAGGGTTTGAAAAGCAAGACCCATTTTATTAGGTCTAAGTGGCGGCTTGAGGCTACTCGTAGTAGAGCGACCTGTTTCTGTTCCCCCAATGTTACAGGCTGTTCTGACCCGCCCGTCATAATCTGGTCTAACTCCGATGTAAGTTCCACGAGCTTTTCTAGTTCTTCGTAGCTCAAGAGAATTTGTAAGGACTCCTCGTTTGCGTTCATCTTTTTTCACCACATTAGCTAGAAGTGCTACTAATACTTCCTCACCAGTTCCGGCCCGGCGTGGAATCTTAAGCTCCTCATATAATACATGAGACATTTGTTTAGGACTAGCTACATTCAAAGGATGCCCGACTAGTTCATCTAGTATCCTCTGCTGTGTAGCTATCATTGCATCATACATATGCAACAATCTATTCTGTTCTACCTTATCTAGTCTCAGCCCCTCACGTTCTATGTCCATGTAGATGTAGTGTAGTGCAGGATAGAATGAGTTCATCCTCTCTACTAGATTAGTGGTAGGGTATTGTTCCTGTAGTTCTATAGTTTCCTTCTCTAGTTCTTCGGCGCACTCGAAAGTGACACAAGCATCAAGGCCATTATAATTAAGAAAGCGTTCAAAATTATCGCGCTTTGGATTAAACTCTTTTCCTTCCAACTTATAGTATGGTTGTCGGGTCCAAAGAGAAGTTTGAAAAGATAGAGATTTAGGGAAGCCAGGTAGAATATTGTGAACCATGAGAGAAGTGTCACGGCCCAATCTGGGAGTGTATATGCCGCAACCATATCTCAGCTTCTCCTCGTCAAACTTAAAGTTCTGCCCAATAGTCTGGAGTTGTGGCTGAGAAACAAAGAACTCATCCAGCATTCTCCAGAAGTGACAGAGTTCCCTGTCCGATATAGGTATCCACCCCTTGGCAGGCACATTAAGAAGTGGAATTGCGATAGCCGTGTTACGACTGAATGCCAGAGAGATTGAGCAAACAATTCCTCTATATAATTCGATGTCGATTGATACCCACTTCCTGCCACGGTTTGCTTGTAGATGACGATATAGAGTAGAGGAGTCTTTACAAATGATGATATTCCGGGCCGGTATATCATAGACTCTCGACTGAGATTCTTGGAGTGCTCGTGCATAATCTAGCTCCATGATAGAGCGCCACCAATAGGGCATGGCACCCTTCTCTGAATCTCTATCGTGTAGAATAGCAGCAGGGTGGAGACTAGGAACTACCTTCAGTCCAAGTTTATCTGACCACAGTATAGAGCCACGCCACTCCTGTATTCCACTCAGTGCCTTAAGGTTATTAGGGATAGGAGTCTTGCCCGTAGTTGCTGCCAGTGCCAGATTACCCAACGCCAGAATACAGTTCGGTCGGATTCCCCGGATTTCATTTTCAAGATTCTCAATTTGTTCTTTGAGATTTACACCTATTACACCCAACATGGACAGGTCATTACGGGGAGGTCTATGCTTGACCACGTTAGTAACATAGACCTCACCCCGGCTGATGCCTGTAGACTGTAGGATACTATCTAGTAGCGCGCCGGACGGTCCCACAAATGGACGGCCCTCTATGTCTTCATAGTATCCCGGTGCTTCACCTACAATCATTAGGCTAGCGTTAGGATTACCCTCGCCGGGAACATGCTTTAGGTCAGTCATTAGTTTGATACGTGATACTGACCAGAGACTGCAATCTTCGGAGCATTACCATTGGTAGTAAATGCTTCCCTGAATAGCGCACCGTCTACATATATCTGAACGTGGAGAACACCAAACTCAAACGATTGTGCATCAAGATATAGGAACGTATCCTTAGTAATCTTGAACTGTTGGAACCAAGGTATACCAGTGGTTACGATACTGACACCCTCGTTAGTATCACTAGATGTGATAGTAGTTATGTTCACAGTTCCAGTAACTCTAAACTCTACTAGATGTGAAGTTACTACTGGCACCGGAGGCTCAACTTTGGTTGGTCCTGTAGGGCTAGCATCCTGATAGATTTTTGTGCAGCCACACAGAGCAGAGCAGCCAGTAAACAACAGCATAGGCAATACTAGTAGAAGTCTCCTATACATTTGATTCTCCTAACAGAAAAATGCCGGAGTCAAGATGGTCAGTCTCAACTCCGGCGTAAAGTCTTACAGACTATTCGTCGTCGTCATCGTCGTCTGAATCATCCTCGTCATCAGACTCATCGTCGTCATCATCATCGTCATCATCATCATCAGAATCATCATCAGCTTCCTCAGCTTCCTCAGCCTGATTGATGATTTCCTCTGAGATTTCTTCCTTAGTAGGCTCAGTGCTAGCGAAATACTTCATAGCTGGTTACGCTCCGACCGGACGGAAGTCCGTAACTTCGTTAATCTGACGGTTCTCGTAGAGTTTGTTACCGATGTAAGCACGGAGCTTACGACCCTTGCAAGCTGAGAAGTCATATTCCTTATCAGCCTCAATGTCCTTACCACCATTCATGGCAGTGAAGAATGGGATGGCAATACCCGGTGCCTTCTCATTGAACACCTTCATTACCTTGACATCCTTGAACGGACCATCCTCAAGAATCTGCAAGTCTACGCGCCAGTTCTGTGAGTCTCCCTTCTTGGAAGTCTCCTCAGTGATATCGGCCACGTTGACCATATACCAACCCGGCTCTACCAGCTTACCCTTGAGAAAGTCGTCGCGTGTAATTCTGAGTTTCACAGCACACTCCACAATCTAATCTTGCGTTTTGTTTTGTTGCGTTAAGGTTCGGTTTGGTTTGTTATTTTTACTAGTAGCGCATCCGTTACACCCTCCTTGATTTGGTATGGGCCATCTAGGATTTGAACCTAGGACCATCAGATTATGAGTCTGCTGCTCTGACCAACTGAGCTAATGGCCCGTCACTTAAGTGGAACTACAGCAAGAAGCTGGACGATTAGCATCAGTAATACTCCTATCCACAGTGGCAGACCCTTGATTACATGGGCCATGATACAACCGAACGCCGCTAATAGAAGTAGAAGTGTAACTGTGATAATCATTGTCCTATCCTATGTC